TGTCCTGAACATTAGCACCGGAGTATTCCCATTGTAGGTGGTCATAGTATTTGGACTTGTTTGAAATTGTAACTGTTGTACCACTGACGTAGACCAGGAAATCAGCCTGTGGAGGAAGATCGACCGGTACTATACTATCCAAAGGAATATCACAAATCCCATGTCTGAATGGAAGTTCTACAGTACAATCCAATTCATATCCACCCAAAAAATCATCCAAATGTTCCTCAAATGGTAATAAAGTGTAATCTGATGTCAGCCCCCAAGAAGTGTCCGGATCCCCAGTAAAATAAGCTATAAAGTCCTTAGCCACCTCAAGAGTATCGTTGTAAACGTCTCTACAATTACTTTTGTCGGTTAGTAATACGTCGCAGAAAAATAAACTAAATCCCAATAAGATACTACCACTTGTACCAGATGATGCTGTGGGTACGATTACAACCGCAGGATAGTTGTTCTCCCTCGCTTGAAAATCATAGTTCTGAGAATCTATTACTGTCTGAACATACCTATGTTGTGATAAGAATGCTTTAAATGCATTAACTATATCTCGATATTGTATATTATTCATTTTTGTTTGTTAATTTATTTATCAAATTTCCAACTTAACTTCCACCCCATTAAAAGATATTCATTTACCTGTTCGGGTTTAATCATTTTTCTTTCAATACCATTATTCATCCAAACTCTGCCCTTTGTTGCAGTATTTCCTTTTAGAGCATTTGATATTTTTATCCTTACATCTGGTCTTTTAGCCGGATTTAATTCGCCTGTGGTTTTTTCTTGTTTTTTCCCTTTATTCCAAGCATCGTGTGTTTTATAATATTCTTTTCGAACTGCACTTATTTTGTTTCTGGTAATTTGTGAAGAAGTTCTCCCTTTCATTTTGCTTCTGGTTTCTTCTGTGTGATGCTTCCCAAACATTGGGTTTAATTCACCAATAGGATTCCATTTATGACCACCATTATTCTCACCTCCTTCTGTTATGTTTAAGCATCTTTCACCACATTCCTCTTTAAAGTTTTTAATCCACGATTTTTCGGCCTCGTTTAACTCCTCGGCAGTATCACACCATTCAAGAACATAATTTTTTAGAGTCCCCTTACGGCTTTTAATAATGTTTTTGATGATTTTACCAGACCCAAGATAATTTTTATCGTATTCCTTGGATTTATGTTGACCAACATAAACTCTTCCTTTTAAAGGGTCAACCGTTAAATAAACATAGCCTTCCATATTATTCAACTTCTTTTAAAATCTCCATTATCTGCGATAAAACATAATCTTCTTTTGTAGGCGCTTCGGTGGTGAACAAGCCATCAATCGAAAAACCACGAAGTTCACCCGATTTTACCCTTTCCCATATTTCATCCGATGTTACTTTTGCAGCAAGCATCCAGGTTCCAGTCGGTACACGCATTCCGAGCGCATTTGATTTGTCAAGTTCTGGATTCTCAACGATCCACGATTCGGTTACATACAACTCATTGGTGTCCTCTTGGTGCTGTACATTAAACGATTGAATCTTACCTTCACGGAGGAACTCTTCAGAAATTCTACGGACTGTATCCTTTGAGAAGAAAATATAATAAGGTGTTTCCCCATCATATCGGATAATCTTCTTATCAGGGATCAATGCAGGGCCTATAACTATACGCTGTTCGTGGTCTGCTATGGCAAGTTGAACCTTCTTTTCGTCCTCCGAAAGTGTAACAAAGAACTCCTCTATTGCAGGATTAGTAACCAATGCAACATTATTCAATGCACCAATTTCAAATAATTCTATTACTGGTATTTCCATATCTCTAATTTGTTTATTTTTACACAGTTACTGTGCGATAATTGTAACCCATTACTCGAACGCAAGGATTAACCGGCGAAGAAAGAACCATAGAAGTACGATAAGGTGTTACATTAGGAATCATCTCATCTATTTTGGTTGCCGACATATACTCCGGATAAAGTTGAATGTTTGCGAGTAAGTAACTTGCGAGCCTGTTGGAGTAAAATTCAAGATCATTCTTTACCCTATTCATCAAGAACTCCATCTCCGATATTGTTGTTGTCTGGCTATTCTCCGAAGTCTGTGTTGTAATACCTTTATTTACAATCTTATAATGTATTACAGGAATAGCACGGTGTAGTGCCGAATAAAGAACCACCTTTGTGCAGTACTCATCAATAAGGGTCTTATACTGTGCGTTCGCCGGTAAGTTGATCTCATCATTGTTCACAAGTGCAAGAATCTTCTTATATAGTTTAGTACCAAGGAGTTGCTGAAGAGTAATGTCTTGGGCTTCCTGAATGGCATTATGTAAAAGACTATCATCGACATTGTTGTTTATCGGCGTGTAGTCCTTCAAATCCTGTGTTGATATCAAAAATATTCTTTCCATCTTTATTCGTTTTTATTTTCCTCTGCTATAACTTCCTCGATTGGATCAAGACCAATACGTTCACGAAGTTCATTCTTTGTGCAGATTTGTGTAAGGGTTTGTTCAGAATAAGTGAACTCAATAGGAGTGTTCAATGTACCGGCGAGTGTAACACCTTCGTATCCTTTTGTGTAAGGGAGGATCTCATTGAAAACCTTCAACACCTCATCCTGTATCGGTTTGATAACATTGTTAACGAAAACCTGGTAAGCATTGTATATCTCATCTGCGTTGCTACCGAGACCGTTATTCTCTGAACGTAAACCTACAAGCAAAGGTGATGTGATCTTATGGCCGGCAAGTATCTGGTTTAGAACACTATCTTCAAGTTGAATGAATTCATCACCGAGATTATCACCACCGAGTGTGTCAATCTTTGGAGCCTTCTCTGGTGTGTCAACAAAATTCAAAATGAACTTACCAGCATTGTCGGAGCCGGTGTACAATTCTTCAATCTGTAACTTCAAATCACGTTCTTCCTCTTCAGAAGGAACACCATCCATAAATGTAATCATCTTACTTGGAGACATTCCGTTAAGAATATGTGAAAGGTGGAAGTTCGATATCTCAACATCTGTAGCGATCGAGTTCAAACAACCACAATAACTTGGAAGTGCGTAGTAATCAACACCTGGACGATATTGTTTGTAGTAAAGTATCTGACCACCCTTACGGTTTTTGGGATTAAATGATTTAATCGATTCGTAATTCCTGTTAATGGTTTTATACCAGGTGTCTGCATAGTAATACTCATCAACCCTACCGAAACGATCTTTCATACCGGAACGCAATTTTGCTGTGTCACAATGATACACTTCTGCTATATGTTCTCCATCGGCATCCCAAATGATATTCAACGAAAATGCACCATAAAGAATATAGTCATAAAGCACCTTCTTGTAAATATCCTGTAACGATTCATAAGGGTTTGGATGATTGATGAAAGCTGTTGTTAAAACATCCTTATCAGTTGGTTCGTAATCAAATCCTTTACCGTATGCATAGTCTAACTTTGTGGTTATAATTGCGTTATGTAAAGCCGAACGATTAGCAAGCATCTGGAGGAATTGTGGGAATAGATTATCATCCCCGTAGCGAACATACTTCTGGCCGTTGAAAATCTTCTCAACGAACACCGGTAGTTGGATCTGCTGCATTTGTATTGGGAGGATACTACCCTTTGTAAACTTTTGTGGTATTTTCTTGCTCATATACTTTTGATTCTATTTTTTCATCTTTAATATAAAGTATTCCGGTGAATGGTTCTTCTCCAATATTTGCAATTTTATACTCGTATTTTCCTGGAGTAAGATTAACATGTGTCACACCGGAGATTATTTGTGTCTCTACTTCCGGATCGTAAGCCATAGAGTATAGGGTATATCGATCGTCACCCCACCCAGCACTTACCGGATATAGTGGAATTACGGCTTGGGTATTGGTGTTTAGACTCCTCACCTCCATCTCAATAGCATTGCGAATGCCGTAAATCATTACTATTGTGTCGTTTTTGTGTATTGTAATCATCTCTTTAATGTTCCTTTCTATTTTATCGTATCAAAATCTTCCTCATTTTTTAATAATAATAATGAATTTGTTGAAATTTTGTAAATCCCAAATAAATTACCTCAAAATACGCTGATATATTAGGTAAAGCAAATATCTCGCATATAACAAAGGATCATGTTTTGATGAATAGAATATCGACCGGAAAAAGATCCTCGCAATTTGCTATAGTAAAACAATTCTATGAAAGGATAACAGGCCCGGATTAACCTATTAAGCGCTTAAAAGGAAACTAATAGGTCTTTCTTGACCGGTTCTTAAAAAGTGAGCCTTTTTTGACCTCCCCTTTATAATATAGTAGGTCAAAAAGGGCTCATTCTGATCTGCCTCGTTGAGTATTCCTGTTTCGCATTTTAAATAGGTTTTTAGCGAGGATCTTTTTTATCAATATAATTTATCGATTCAAACATGATCGCCTCTAAAAACTACCTCAAATCGCTTTATACCGCTTAATAGCACGGACGTGTAGTTCTACTATTCGATTAACAGCATCATCTGTCATCAACCAATGGCATTCATCTTCAGTGTCCATAAAGAAGTTCTCCGTGAGGATAGCAGGACAATTCACTTCATCGATTACAGTATAGTTCTTTTCCTTTGCACCTCGCAGTTTTTTGTCGGGGAACACTTCCGGGAACACATCAAGGAAGCATTGAGCCAATTTATCTGAGTTGTTCTTTCTTGTGGTAGTCCAAACTTCCCAACCGTGTGCACCAGGAGTAGCGTTGCAATGTATTGAGATGAATATACACTTTTCCTTCTTACATATCTCGTTTGCACGCCGAGCCCTTTCGTGTAGGGGGATATCCCTATCTTCCGGTACAATAATCTCTGCAACATACCCTTCATCAAACAAACGATCATGTAACCTTCTTGCAATCATCCTATTATGTTGCCATTCAAATAACTGTGTACCATCACTCCAAATCGGTGAGCATTTACCTTTTGTATCAACTCCGTGTCCTGGGTCTATTAAAACTTTCATCCTTCTTCGTGTTTATTTATAAAAAAAGGGGACGTGGTCCCCTTTTCAAGTGTTTTATACGTTATTGTTAGCAATCGGAATCAGCTTCTGCGAGTGCAGTTATCAAGTCGGAATCTTGTGCTGGGATGATTTCCAAAGCGGGAGCCTTAGCGTTACATGTAAAGTTAACGTTCCATCCATTAAGATCAGTTAAAGCTGTACCAGATGCGGAATTACCACCAGAGACATAAGCTCCATTATTCTCTTCACCGATAAGCCACATTTTATCGTTTGCGTCAACAAGGATCAACACCAAGTCACCTTTTGCCATATCGGTAATAGCATTGCGAAGCTGTTGGTTATTCTTACCGAATACACCAGTTACAACCTGTTCATAACCAAGTGTACCATTCTCAACAGAGACATTGATGTTTTCAGTCCACGATGCGGAGTATTTGTTGGGTTCGAGTTTAAACCACTGTCCGTATGTTTCCAAAGGAAGATCTGTAACTGCTCCTTTGTTTTCACCATCAGTAATGGTTTCTATATTAGCCCAATCAACCTTGTAATAATCGGCAACGTAGATAACCTTCAATCCACCAGCGTTATCGCGGCAGCCCCTGCATATGCTGTTTGAAAGTGTCATACAATTTGATGCCATAATACTAAATAATTTTTTTAACAATTACTTTTAAAGGGCACCCCCTATTAGGAGAGGGTGTAACCTTTTACTACAAATTCTGGGAAGCGTACCTGCATACCGATCTTCCATTGGATGTTAACACGATATTCATCATTGTCGCGAGAATACCACATATCAAACATCTCTTCATCGTTAAGCATATCGGTACCAACTACCAAGTTAGAAGCGGTTGTGTAAACCAAGAGCGCACCAGTTGCTACTGTGTCGTTAGTATCGTTAGTCAAACCAGCGGTTGCAACCAAACGAACGTTTGTACCAGGGATTGTAGTAACCCAACCACCATTCTTGTACTCTGTGTTAGCGAGATTGTAAAGGTTAGCTGCGCGAAGTTCGTTCATGTAACCATTGTAGAACTCGAAAGTACAGAAAACAACACCTTCATCACTTGTAAGTACTTCAGTAGGAGCACCAGCCATCAAAGCTTCAAGTTTCTTGATGTAACCAGAAGCCGAGTTAACCTGCGATGCACGATTAACAACACTTGCTTCGTCTGCTATGATCTTAACGAAACCATCAACAGTACCATCACCACCCCAGATAAAGTTTTCGTTCCAAGCATTAACCTTATTGATATAGGTTTCTGCGAAGATTTCTGTGAATGGGATTTCCTTGTTGTTCTTCATGTACATACCAAGGTAAATCTGTTCGAGGTCTTTTGGGCAAAGAGCATCGTTAACAGCCTTTGGATATACTTTAAGTTCACGCTGACCAAGAGCAACATCACCTGCTGGGTTGAAACCACAAGCTGCGTCCTGAACTGTAATATTGTTAGAAACTAAGTTAAGAGACATCGCGTTCTTAATACCAGGTATTACCTCTACTATGCTGGTTGTGATGCCTTCAGTCACGAGTTTTGGCACAAGACCATCACGAAGTTGGTCCAAATAATCAGTATCGATCATGTTTGCCTTTGAAAAACCTTTGTAAGCCATATTCTTCAATTTTTATTTATTCATTTTTCTGTTTTCACGTAATTCCATTAACATTGCACATTTAGGAGATACTTCTACCTGTCTTTGCGATTGCTGTACATGTATAGGTTCTGCAGTTGGATTAGCCTTTGCAAGTTCCTCTATAACTTCCTCACGGATTTCTTTCTTTACTTCTTCGTTCGATTTGTTTGCTTCATCAACAACTTCAACAACGATCTTGTAAATTTCATCAAACTTGCCTGTGAGATCATCCATACGCTGTTCCAATTTAGCAACGCGATCTTCAACAGTATCTTCCTTTGGTTCTTCTGGTTTTACTTCAACGGTTTCAGTTTCAGTGGTTTCAGTCTCGGTTGGCTTTACTTCCTCCTTAACTTCTTCCTTTACTTCCTCCTCCGCAAGCTTTATACCAAGAAGATTCTTGATTTTGTTTATTGCTTCAATTGCGTTCATCTTGATTGATAATTTATTTCTGAAATATCGTATCAAATTTTGGGATTTTTGCCAAATATTTTTAAAGTAATTTGTGACTTTGTAACCATTTTTTCGTTTCATCCCATCTAAGTTCTTGATTTTTACAATTATACATATCCCAAAGAGATACACTGTTTCTGTATGCTTCGTGATGATAAGGATCGGAATTCATTGAAGTTGCCACAACAGGAATGTGTTTAACGTATAGTAAAGCCGTTAATGCTTTCTCATCACAGTAAGGATTGAACTTATGAGCATCGTGTAACTCCTCTAATTGATCAGCAACGCCGGGTGGAATAAGTACACCGGCACCGGTCATCACATACATGTGCATCATTCCTTGTATTGATCTCCTGTTTGCCATTCTTGTAGCTACCCCACCCCAATTCCAATTACTTAATATGAAGGTGTTATGAGCCGCTACACAATTTGGTGCGAGTTGGGACGCCCTGAGGAGTGTTTTTAACCAATCTGTGTGGTATATCAAGTCATCATCTGCTGTCACCACACAACAATCCGGGAAGTCAAATATGCCATTGAATTTCTTGTACGATTTAGTATCCTCACAATCACGAACTTCACAATACTCGCGTATCTCATCGGTAACCAGGGGAAGATCCTCATTAGCAACATAAAGCACTACCAGGTCTGGTTTATAGGATTGTTCATGAAGTGATATCAGTGTTGGAATAATATCCTTTATTCTGTGTTTATAACTTGTTAATGAAACTATAACTGGCGATTCTGGTGCGACAAATTCCGGCAATGGGAATTGCTCTTTTCTATTGGCGTACATCTTTCTCATTATGCAAAATCAAATTGTATTTCTCCTTCGAGTTTAGCAGCCTGATCTGGTGACCAACCATACTTTTGTGCGAGTAAAGCCTGTGCAAAAACCGACTTCATCTTTCCTTGAAGAACCAATGAAATGATTCTTTCCTCGAGTAAATTGTTGATATCTGGGTCGTTAGCCTTCACTGTTTGAAGTAATGAGTAAGGTGGCATAAACCCAATCGATTGAATATTTTCATAAATTGTTAATACTGAGATTACGTCCGGGTTTAACAATAAAAACTCATAAACCCATTGCAACCAATCTTTTTCACATTCGAATACCCTTTCTTCCGGTAGATTATAAACCGGTTTCTTTGATATTTCGAAAGGCGTAGTGTCAAACAAAGTAGGGGAGTTTCTTTGCTGCTCCCTAAATTCGTTCAACTGTTCAAGTGTAGGTCTTCCACGACCCTTTTTTGTTAATCCTGTTACTCGTC